AGGAAAGGCGGTTGCATATTATGTACATGCCACTGACCGGAAAGAGAATGCGGACACCTCAAAATGATGAGGAATCGAAGAAACATGAAGTATAAAAGAAAAGTTCCTACCGTAGAAGCATTTCAGCTTGATCGGGATTCAGAAATAAATGCTCCTGGGTGGTTTGCAAAAGCTGTAAAAAAAGAAATGATCTACTTCAATAGATGTATTACAGATGGAGCAATCTTCATATATGGATGTACGATTAATACTGACTGCGGAAAGCTGAGAGCAAAGATTGGCGATTATATTGTGAAGGAAAGTTCGGGAGAAATCCGTCCGTATAAAACCAAGGACTTTGCAAGAATATTTGAGAGGATGTAGGAGCATGGAAGCAAGATTTATAGTGCATGGGGAACCAAAAGGAAAAGGCAGACCAAGATTTACCAAGACAGGTCATGCTGTTACACCCAAAGATACAGTAATTTATGAAAATTTGGTTCGTATGGAATATTTGAACCAGTGCGGAGAAACCAAGTTTCCGGATGATGCCATGCTTGATATTAGAATAAAAGCATATTACACAATTCCACCGAGCAAGCCCAAAAAGAAAAAGGAGCTTATGCGAGCTGGAATTATCAGGCCAACCAAAAAACCTGATATGGATAACTGCATCAAGATCATTGCGGATGCTCTGAATAAAATAGCATACCACGATGATGCTCAGATTGTAGATTGCCAGGTAAGAAAATTTTATTCTGACGATCCTAGAGTGGAAGTCCGGATTTTGGATATAAAGCCACCAGTTAACAAATGATTGAATGAGGAGGAAAACAACAATGGAAATTATGAACTGGCAGGAAATCACAATGGAGAGCGAAACATTCTCAAAAATAAGAGAATCTTTCAATTTGTTGCTGCAAAGATTGTTCCAGAAAATGGAACAGAATCATTCTGATGAAGGAGCTATTACATTAAAAGTGAATTTATCGATCAGTAAGGATTTTATTCCTGATGGAAACGGAAGTTCCAGAGAAGTACATAAGCCGGTACTGAAATACAAGATTGATACGCAGGTACCAGTGAAAGATGGATTCGATGGAAAGAACGATACAGGAATGGAACTGGTCTATGATGATGAATTGAAACGCTATGTTCTTAGATATGTTTCAGAAGGAGGGCAGCAGAGTATTTTCGATCCTGAATATGCAAATGTAGTAAATGGAGAGGCTACCATTGTTGACGATCAGCCGGTACTTCCGATGAACGCACCATTGCTGGAATGCTCCGAACAGGATGCCCCAGAAGCGGATAATAGCAGTTCTGACAGCGAGAATACTTCCAATGAGGAAATTATAGACAATGACGATACAAACGGTGCAAGCGGCGGTACAGAATCCTCAGACGATGATTATGAGTACGATGAGGAATAGGAGAAAACAGAAAAAATGAGATTAAAAAATTCATTTGGAAATTGTTCAAAATGCGGTAAACAGATCATGTGGATAAAGACAAAAGCTGGCAAGAATATGCCTTGCGATCCGAGCTTTGTATATTACAAAGAGCAGAAAGGCGGTAAGGACAGAATTGTCCTTACCAATGGAGATGTGGTTGTAGGCACAGTACAGGATTATCCAGAACATGCAACCGGATTTGGATATATCTCACACTTTGCATCATGTGAAGCAGCGCAGATGTTCAGAAAGAAGAAAAAGGCAGCAGTTTAGGAGGATCAGGAACAATGGGAAAGATTAACGATATGGTAAAAGATGCACATGAAACAGCAGTACAGCATGGATGGTGGGACAAGCCTCCGGAATTTGGAACTCTGATTGCATTGTGTCACAGTGAATTGTCAGAAGCATTGGAAGAATACCGAAAAGGCAAGGAACCAACCGAGACATATTACAGAGAAGATGGAAAGCCAGAGGGAATCCCATCAGAGTTGGCAGATACAGTCATCCGTATTATGGATATGTGCGGATATTACGGAATTGATCTGGAAGCAATGCTGGTGGAAAAAACAGAATTTAACAAAAGCAGATCATACAGACATGGGGGAAAGAAAATCTAAATAAAAAAGTAAGCCCCTGCCAGATACCTAAGACAAGAGCCCACAAACGGATAGCCTGATTATACATCGGGTGTGGAGTATTAGTCAAATAAAGTTTCTGGAGGGGCATTTTATGACGGCGAAAGAATATTTAGAACAGGTGCGACACAAACAGGCAGAGATTGGAAACCTGAAAAGGGATAAAGAAGCAGTAAAAGATATGCTGTATTCATTAGGTGGAGGCGGTGAAGGCGAAAGAGTACAGAACAGTAGAAATAATGATAAGTTCGGGACATTGTTTGGCCGGATTGATGAGATGGAAAGAAAAATTGATGATAAGATCATAGATTTGATGCAGTTCCGGATGGAGGTATCAGAACAAATAAATGCTCTGGATAATGTAAGTTATATCACAATATTGAATTGCAGATACATTCACTTTCAATCGTGGGAAAAAATAGCCAGGTCTGCATTTGATGAGGAAAGAAACGTGCGGAGTGTCCAGAAATTGAATGGGCTGGCATTACAGGAATTCGAGAGAAAATATGCGGTCATGCTGGCAGGATTGACATTAGAGGCAATATAAAAATAGTTAGCGTTCGCTAATTGCCGCTATTTGTACATAAAATGCCGCCTGATGCACATATAAGGGCATGAAGTGTACGTGAAATGCCGCAAAATGCCTCTCGAAGTGTACTAGAAGTGCATAAGAGAATGTGCTAGAGTATAAACTGCAACAAGCGGATGTGAAACATGCCCTCACAAATACTTGTTGCCGGCTGTGTTGTGCCGATTCTTTCTCATTTAGCCCTGCCTTACGAGGCGGGGCGTTTTAAAGAAAGATGAAACAATGGAATAAATGAGAAAAGCAGGGACGATGTGTAAAAGCATGGTCCTTTTATTATGTGCAAAATGAGAAAGGAGCAAGCGGAATGGGTAGAATGCAGATTGTATATAGGAGTATTAAAGACATACTTCCTTATGAGAAAAATCCAAGAATCAATGACGAAGCAGTACCAGTAGTAAAGGAGAGTATCAAGGAATTTGGCTTTAGAATCCCTATTGTTATTGATGTTAATGATGTAATTGTCGCAGGCCATACGAGAGTAAAGGCGGCGAAAGAGCTGGGAATGGAAGAAGTTCCTTGTACTATTGCTGATGATTTGACAGAAGAACAGATTAAGGCGTTCCGACTGATAGATAATAAATCTGCTGAGATCGCCACATGGGATGAGGAATTGTTACAGCAGGAATTGTCAGAAATTCTTGATATTGATATGTCGATGTTTGGTTTCGAGGAAGGCGAGACAGATTTTGCTGATGAGATAGAGGACAATACCTACACAATGAAAACCAACATTCCACAGTATGAGATTACTGGAGAATGTCCTACAATTTCAGAAATGCTGGATAAAGAAAAAAGCAAAGAGCTGATTGAGGAGATAGAAAAGGCAGAAGGGATTACTGAGGAAGAAAGACAGTTCCTGAAGGATGCTGCCGGCAGGCACAATGTTTTCAATTACAGGAATATTGCAGAGTATTACGCTCATGCAAAACCAGAAATGCAAAGATTGATGGAAAAGTCAGCACTTGTGATCATAGACGTAGATAATGCGATTGCAAATGGCTATGCGAGTTTATTTGCTGATGTATTAGATACCATGGAGGATGAGGACGATGCGTGACGATTTTGTAGTATTCATTATTACACATAAGCGTCCGGATAATCAAATTACATATAAGACATTAAAACGTGGAAATTATACAGGAAAGATAATCTTTGTTCTTGATGATGGAGACAATACCATAGATGCGTATTGCGAAAAATATGGTAAAGAAAATATTCAGATTTTTCACAAATATGAAGATTTTGATATTGGAGATAACCTGACAGACCATAAAGGAGTTCCTGTATATGCAAGAAATATCTGTTTTAAAATCGCAAGGGAAAAAGGATATAAATATTTCGTGCAGTTGGATGATGACTATCCGAAGATTGATTACCGATACGTGAAGGACGGAAAATTAAAAGCAAAGCCGGTATCCGATTTTGACAAATTGTTTGAGGCTATGTGTAGATTTATGGAACCAGAGGCAATAAACTGTGTGGCATTTGCTGTTGCAGGTGATTATATCGGTGGTGCGAATGGGAGATATAGAGACGGATTATACAGAAATGCAAGAAATTCATTCTTTTGTAGGACGGATAGGCCTTTTGAATTTTTGGGCCGTATAAATGAAGATGTTACTACGCCTGCTGTTAATAATATGCTTGGAAGATTATTTTTTACTTTCATGGGCGTGCAAGTTACATTATATGACCATGAAAAGAATAAAGGAGGATCCACCGAACAATATCAAGAAGTAAATTTGTACTGGAATTACTTTTACCCGGTTCTTTATGTTCCGAGTGCGATAAGTGTTGCTTATGGGAAAACAGGATTTATAAAACGTGTGCGGTGGAATAATTTGCTGCCTCAGATTATAAACGAAAAATGGAGAAAAGGCTATGAGAAGTGATTTTGCTGTTTTTATATTGACGCATGGCCGAGCTGATAATGTGGCAACAATGGGAGCCCTGAAAAAAGGTGGATATACAGGAAAATGGTATATGATCATTGATGATGAGGACGAGACAGTAGATCAGTATCATAAGAATTTCGGACCTGAGCATGTAATAATGTTTGATAAGCAGGCAGCGTATGATCGAGCAGACACGATGGATAATTTCAATGAGCATAGAGCAATTATCTATGCCAGAAATGAAACATTCCGGATTGCAAAAGAACTGGGACTGAAATATTTCCTTATGCTGGATGATGATTACAAAGAAATAGACTTCCGGTATGTGAATGGAAATAAGCTGTCGGCAAAACCGGCAAGGCAGATGGACAGGATTTTTGAAGATATGCTTCGATTTTTGGATGTATCTGGTGCAGCTACAGTAGCATTTGCACAAGGCGGCGATTTCGTAGGTGGTCTGGATGGAGGAAACTTCAAAAAAGGATTGCTGAGAAAAGCTATGAACAGCCTGTTTTGTAGAACCGACAGACCGATAGATTTCAGAGGCACGATGAATGAGGATGTTACGACATATACTACGTTGGGAAGTAGGGGAAGATTATTCTTCACATTATGTAATATGTGCGTAATCCAGATTCCTACGCAGTCCCTTGATGGAGGAATGACAGAATCATACTTGGAGACAGGAACGTATGTAAAGACATTTTATTCTGTAATGGCAATGCCGAGTTGTATCAAAGTCAGTATGATGTATACGAAGCATAAGCGGATTCATCATAGGATAGACTGGGAATGCTGTGTTCCGAAGATTATAAATGAAAAATACCGGAAGGAGGTGCGGTAGTGTGGAAAATATTGCAGGGGATAAGATGTTTGCTCATGTGGAAAGAGCATTGAACGATCGCAGGCCGATAACAGCAGATATATTCCTAACAAATTATTGTAATAATAAATGTCCATATTGCACCTACAGACGGTGGGAGCTGGAAGCAGGCGCATATTCGATGAGGTATGAGGAATTTGTTAGGTATGCGAAAAGGCTGCTTGAACTTGGCGTGAGAGGCTTTATTCTGACAGGTGGAGGCGAGCCTACATTATGCAGGGATTTTAAGAAGATTACAGACTGGTTGGAGGCACACAGCATTCACTATGGAATTAATACGAATTTCAATGAGGTGCAGTATATAAAGCCGGATTATTTAAAAGTTTCCCTGGATGGATGGGATGAGGACAGTTACGAAAAAAGCAGAGGCGTAAGAGCATATGAAAAGGTCAGGAATAATATTCAGGCATATGCAGACTGGAAAAGAAGGGAGAGCCCGGAAACAACGCTTGGCATTCAGAGAGTTGTGAAGTGGCCGAATGACGTATATGCGTTTTATGCTGCGAATTGTAATCTGGATGTGGATTACATAGTATTCCGTCCTATAGAAAGCACAGGAGGAATTGCATATCTGGATGAGTATTCTGGTGGACATATTAAAGAACTGATCTATACAGTGGAAGAACTGGCAAAGAAGGACAACAGAGTAAAACTGAACTTTAAATGGAACTTGATTGGGGAGCAGGAAAGAACCTGTACTGCACAATGGGCGCAGATTGCAGTAAATGAGCATGGACAGGTGATGTATTGCTGCCATAAGCCATATGAGATCATAGGTCATGTGATGGACAGGGATATCCTGGAGATTAAGGAAAAGGCCAGAACAGATATGGCAAGATGTGATATTCCATGTAGAATGACGGCACCGAATAAGTTTATGGCACAGATGGAGAAAGAGAGAAAAGATCAATATTTTATCTGATTTTCTCAAATAATGACAGAACAGAGAGGTGGTGACGGTGCCGAATGAGGAAAACTTAAAAAAGGGCGAGCCATATCGCTTCCGAACAGGGGAACAACAGGTGAAAACAGCCCGAAAAGGCGGCATCGCATCAGGTGAAGCACGCCGCAGGAAGAAAGCTATGCGAGATACAGCAAAAATGTTGCTTGATATGCAGGTTCCGAAGGCTGCGAAAGAGTTGAAACAAAAGCTGGCAGTCATGGGAATATCTGAGGAAGATTTTACATATCAGACAGCGGTAATGGTGGGCGTTATCAATCAGGCAATGAAGGGGAACACAAAAGCAGCTGCGTTCCTGCGTGACACTGTTGGAGAAAATCCGGCACATGAACTCAGGGAAAGAGAACTCGATCAGAAGGTTGCAGAATTTGAATACCATAGACAGCAGGAGGAAGCACAGAGAAAAGAAAGCGAAAGCGCATCTTCATTAGCTGATGTAATAGAGGAGGCGTACAGGAACAGGATGGAGGCTGAGAAAGATGCTGAGTAATGAGGCTATTTTATATTATGCCAATCATCCGGTTGAATTTGTACAGGATATCTTAAAGGCAGACCCGGATCCTGAACAGAAAAAGATATTACGGAGCCTTGTTACGAATCAAATGACAAGTGTTCGCTCTGGACATGGTATCGGTAAATCGGCGGTGGAAGCATGGTCTGTTATATGGTTCATGTGTACTCACCCATATCCGAAGATACCATGCACAGCCCCGACACAGCATCAGTTGTTCGACATCCTTTGGGCTGAGATTAGTAAATGGAAGCGTAATAATAAAACACTGGATTCTGAATTGATATGGACAAAGGAAAAGCTATACATGAAAGGCCATGCCGAAGAATGGTTTGCGGTAGCACGTACTGCAAGTACGCCAGATGCTTTGCAGGGCTTCCATGCGGAACATATGCTTTATATCATAGATGAGGCCAGCGGTGTTGAAGATAAAATATTCGAACCGGTTCTTGGTGCTCTTTCGACACCAGGAGCAAAATTGCTTATGTGTGGAAACCCGACCCAGTTGTCGGGATTTTTTTATGATAGTCACAATAAGAACCGAGAACAGTATTCGACATTCCATATTGATGGTAGAAACAGCACGAGAGTATCACAAGAATTTGTGCAGACGATCATCAATATGTATGGTGAGGATAGCGATGTATTCCGAGTGCGTGTTGCTGGCGATTTTCCCCTTGCCGAGGACGATATTTACATACCGCTTCCGTTGGTCGAGAAAAGCATTGCAACAGAATACTTTCCGAGGAGGCATCCGCAGATCATTCATATTGGTTGTGACGTTGCGAGGTTTGGCACTGATAAGACAGTTATAGGGTATCGTACTGATGAGAAGGTGCAGTTCTTCAAGAAGCGAGTAGGACAGGACACGATGAAAACTGCTGATGATATCGTTTCGTTGGGAATGTTACTTGTATACCAGTATGGATTAAAGCCAGACATAGATGAGCCTATACCGATAAAGATTGATGATGGAGGCGTAGGCGGTGGAGTAGTTGACAGACTGAGACAGATCAAGAGGAATAATCCAGAGCGTTTCTGGTGGATGGAAGTATATCCAGTTAAGTTCGGGCAGAAGATCAGACACAAGTTCTTTGATGATAGCACAACATATATGATGTCTGTTCTCAAAAAGCTATTGCAGCCGTTTGATGATAACGGACTTCCAAAAGATGTTGAAATTATCCTTCCGGATGATGATGCTCTTGTGGCTCAGATATCTGGAAGAAAGTACGAAATGACGGAAAACTCAAAGATCAGAGTTGAAAGTAAAAAGGTTATGAAGGCCAGAGGAGTACAGTCACCTGATGAAGCAGACTGCATATTGCTGGTATGCCTACCGGTTAAGAGGCCGAAGAAAAAGAAAGGGGCAACATAAAACATGAGTGGAAAAGCAAAAGGGCAGGTTAAGGCAACAGTAATAAAAGCTGCTGATCCTGTAATATCAGCACCGATTAAGAAATCCGATGCACCATCTCAGGTTACGGTAGAGGAAGCGGTCAATGCTGGTGATTGGATAGAACCGCCAATGATGCTGGAAGGCCTGAAAAACATGGTAACAGAAAGCTCTATACTGCCGCAGTGCATAAGAGCTTATAAAAATAATATTGCCGGTTTCGGAATTGGAATCCGATATACAGTAGATCAGGAGGAAACGCCAGAAATGAAGGCAGAGTTCGATGCCATCACAGAGGTTGTAGAACTCCTGAATGTAGATCAGGACACAAAACAAGTATTTGAGAACATAGTGGAAGCCAGAGAGACCTATGGAATCGCATATCTCGAGGTTATCCGGAATCTTGACAAAGAGGTTCAGCAGATAGAATTTATCAAAGATACTCCGAGTGTGAGAAAGTCAAGACCGATGGAACCATACGTTGAAATACCGTACTTCCATCATGGGAAAGAGACAAAGCGCAGAAAGAAATTCAGAAAGTATAAACAGGAAATATGTGGACGGACAGTTTATTTCAAAGAGTTTGGCGATCCTAGAATAATGGATTTAAGAGATGGCAGATACGTCCCAGAAGGCGCAGGCTTGGAGCTTAGATATCAGGCCAATGAAATATTAGAGTTCGCCATCGGACCGCAGTCATACGGAGAAATACGTTGGATAGGACAGATTCTTGGCGTAGATGGAAGCCGCATGGCAGAGGGATTGAATAATAATTATTTCTACAATGGTAGGCACACGCCACTTATGATTATGATTCGTAACGGTACTTTGACAGATGATAGTTACAGCCATCTCAAAGAGTACATGAACGATATCAAAGGAGAAAACGGTCAGCATGGATTCCTGCTGTTAGAAACAGAAAGTGTGGATGGACGTTCTGATTTTGATGATGATAAAAAACCAGAAATTGAAGTGAAAGACCTGGCAAGCATCTTGCAGAAAGACGAACTATTTCAGGAATATCTTGACAATAACCGAAAACGTGTTCAGTCGGCATTCCTGTTACCAGATTTATATGTTGGATATACCACAGACTTCAATCGTGCAACAGCACAGACGGCGCAGGAGGTAACAGAACAGCAGGTGTTCCAGCCCGAGAGAACATCTCTGGCATGGGTTATCAATAATAAATTGTTGAACTGTTATCGTTTTCAATATGTGGAGGCTTACTTCCTGGCTCCGGATATCAGTAATCCTGATGATATGTATAAGCTCCTGAATGTAACAAACAATGCAGGAGGCATTACACCGAATATGGCGAAAGAAGTCATCTGTGATGCTTTAGGAAGGACTTGTGAACCGTACACAGATGAGTGGGGCGATGTACCGCTTACAATCTGGAAGGATAAAGCAGCACAGACGGATATCAGTGGACTGATGGGACAGCTTACAAAGCAGATTGAGAAAGCACAGGGAAAGAATGAACCAGATCAGGTTGTTGCAGTAATGAAAGAAGTCAAAAAGTTGCTTGCGAAGATACAGAAGCAGGAGGAGAATCATGCAGCTTGATACGAAACCATTGATAGATGCAATAAACAGGCTGATTGAAAAAGCAGATGATGATCTGAAAGATTCTTTAGAAGCAGAGGGTTATGTAGCAGCCAGTGAACTTGTAAAGAATATCAACAAGTTAGAGGATGCCATAGACGATGCATTGGATGCAGATTCTTTGGAGTTCCTGGAAAAGATTGAGGCGGCAACAGGAGTAACCGACTTTATAACCGATATCTGGCCGGGAATAAAAGACGCTGACGATCTGGAAAAGGCACTGAGAGAGATATTCAGGAAACAGTTTGACGATATGTTCAGGGAATTTACATATCAGTGGGTTCTTGCCGAAGACCCAGTGCTTGCAACAGAGGTGGAGGAAATCACAAAGCCTGCAGAAGCATTCATTCAGGGATGGTCAGGAGAACTTGCCAGGATTATGAATCTGAATACCAAAGATGCTATGGAGCGATTATTGTTGAAAGCACAGGAAAAGAAATGGTCCATAGATGAATTATCCGAAGCTATTGGAAACAGTGGCATTCGGGAGCATGGCTACCGTAGTCGGCGTGTTGCGTTGACTGAATCGCTCAGGGTAGAAAGCTACGCACAGCAGGAAAGCATGATTCAGAATCCGCTTGCGTACAAGAAGAAATGGAAACATGTTATGTCTGCTCATCCAAGAGAGAATCACATGGCAATGGACGGGCAGGAAGTGTTCAAAAGGGAAATGTTCACTCTGACCGGTAAGAATGGTGCAACGTATATGGTGCTTTGTCCGAGAGACACCAGCCTTCCGGTGGAGGAAACGGCAAACTGTCATTGCCTTATGGAAACTATTGCAGATGAAAATGCACTTGGAATGACAGCGGAAGAAAGAGCTGCAGCACGAAAAAAATATATGGATGAGGTTAATGCGGAATACGATGCTTGGGAAAAGAAATTCAAAGAGGACACAGGCATTGAGGAACCGAGGGACGATCCTTCCGTTACATGGAAAATTTATAATTCATATTACGAAGCATACCGAAAGGGTGAAATAGCATGAAACGTAGGCGTTGGCATGGCACAAGGGCACCATGCTTTTTTAATGCCCTGAAATCGAAGATACAGAAATTTATGAAAGGAGCAAAAGAAGTGCCAAAGGGTAATATTGTGAAGTCTTATGCCATTAGTGATGCAAAAATTGGATTTGTTTCACTGGTGGATAAGGCAGCAAACAAGCATAAATTTTTGATCACCAAATCAGAAGGTGATACTGCTACGATTCAGATTTATGGCCGGATTGTAAAAGCGGATGAAGATAAGCATTACGTTACCGGAATTGTGTACGAACCTATGACTGAGGACACAGACGGAAATTACATGACGGAGGAGGAAATCACAAAGGCCGCCCACTGGTTTATGAAGAACTCTGGCAAGCCAGACATTCAGCATTGCTTTGAAAAAGCAGACAATGTGGAGATCGTAGAATCTTATGTTGCAAAGAGCGACATGGAGATTGAAGGCCAGCAGATAAAAAAGGGAACTTGGCTTATGACGATGGAAGTCGCAGACGATGATGTTTGGGGCAAGATCGAAAAGGGCGAAATTACCGGTTTTTCTATGGGAGGCACAGGAAATTACAGTACTGAGAACGTAGACCTTTCGGATCTTGATAATTCCATTGAGAAAACGCAGAAAAAAGGAATCATGAAGGCAGTCGTTGATGCTGTGTCAAAAGCACTGCATTTAGATTCAACCGATGTGATTGAAAAAGGCGCAGTAAAAGATTCATACAATAAACGTATCGTTCGGGATAATTTCTGGACAGCGTATTATTCCCTTTCAGATTACTTGCTGGAAACGTATAACCCACAAACAGGATGTTACGAGCCGATACACGATGAAACCACAATCAGGGAAGCATTAGAGGATTTCAACTCAATCGTAGTAGATTTGCTGGCTGATAAAGATGGAGTATTCAAATCTATTGAGAAAGCCGGCAAGAAAATAAGCACACAGAACATGGAAACCTTAAAAGGAATCCATGAAAGCATGGGTGCCTTTCTTGAAAAGTTCAAAGAAGAGGAGGACGAAGAAGTGAACAAAGCAGAAATTGAAAAGACCGTAACAGAGGCGATTGCAAAAGCAATGTCCAATCTTACCGTAACACCGGCTATTTCAGCCCCGAATGCAGAGGGTAATGTGACTAAGGGTGAAACCAATCAGACAGCCGCACCGGGCAATAGCGGAGCCTCAGAAGCATTCACAGCCGCAGATATCGAAAAGATGGTAGGCGAGGCAATTCAGAAGGCAATGCAGCCGAAAGAAGAACCAGTAACCAAAGAATCTGTAGAACAGATGATTCAGGATGCTGTTGCAAAAGCAATGGAACCGGTCATGAAAAGCGTAGGCGTTCCGAGTAGTCTGAACGATGCAAACCTGCAGAAGGGTGCAGACGAAGAACATTATCTGCATGGTTTTCTTTAAGAAAATAAGGGAGGAAAAACAGAATGAATACAAATAAAGCGATTGTGAATAAGGCAGGGGCGATCACCACTTCCGTAGTAAGTAGTGGATTACTCCAGCCATATCAGGCAAAGAAATTTTTACAGCAGACTTTTGATGCCACACCGCTGATGCAGGCTATCCGTCATGAAGTCCGCACAGAAAAGTCCGGTGAGATTGACAAGATCGGAATTGGCAAAAGAAAACTGAGAGGAAAGATGGAGAATGTAGACGATGGCTACAGAGCTGGCGTTGAATTTGGTTCCATTAAGTACGAAACTACCGCTGTACGTCTTCCATGGGAAATTACAGAGGAAACCATTCGCCAGAATATTGAAGGTGAAAATCTCGAAAATGTTATCACCAATCTTATGACAAAACAGGTTGGTGTTGATAGTGAGGACCTGCTTATCAATGGCGATGAGAACGTAAGCAAAGATAATCCGGATTATGATTTCTTGAAGCTGAATACTGGTATCAAGAAGATGATTCAGGACGGAGGACATGTTGTTGATGTATCTGGTACCGGTGGTATGGATCTTGAAATGTTTTACAAGGCTGTTGCATCTATCCCGAACCGTTTCAACAATGGTAACCTTCGCTGGCTGATGAGCCCAACCAGAGCGCAGCAGTGGGAATTATTCCTTCTGGAAAAGATTACTGAAAAAGGTGGAGCTGTTCCGCAGGAACTTTATAAGAGCCCTGTTGCGATTCCATCTATGCAGGTTCCGGGTCTTTCAAACGATGCGATTATCCTCGCAGAACCAAAGAACCTTATCGAAGTAAATACTTACAGCATGAAACTCCGCAAGGATGCTACATCCAAAGATGCAATCATGCAGGATAAGAGATTCTATGTAATTCACTTTGATTTTGATGCGCTGATCGAGGAGATGGAAGCAACTGCAATCATTACAGGACTTCCGGAGTATGTATTTTCTTGATAAGGAGGGCTAGAAATGTTTCATTTGAGATTATGTAAAGGCCTTTCATATATGGGAATTGTCAGAGCAACAAAGACTGAACCAGATGTTTATGTTCCGGAAGAAGAAAAGGCAAAAGCTCTTGTTACGTCCGGCTATTTCGAGATGGTAACCAGTGAGGCTGAGAAAGTTCAGCCTTTAACTGGTGATACTGAAAAAGCGGAATCCGCTACGGATATGTTTGAGGAAGAATCCGAAGACGAGGTGCAGGGCGATCCTGAGCTGATGGAATTACAGAAAAAGAATAAGGCTGAACTGATCGAGTATGCCGGTCAGAATGGTATTGATATCACCGGTTGCAAGACAAAGGATGATATCTACCAGAAGATTGTTGAGGCTATTGCGAGAGCAACAGCTTCAAGGGCAGCACTCAGGGAAGAATAGAAGGAGGAGAAAAGCATGTTACTGAATGGTTATGATTTAGGCAAGTGCGGAATCGAGCAGGTGTTATGTGCTGGAAAAGTTTCATTTGACACAAAAGATGTTGGCAAAGGTGTTGCCATGATTGAACTTCCAGAAAATATCATTATCACAAAAGCAGTTGCAGTGGTGAACACAGCGTTTAATGCAGCAACAACCAATGTACTTACTGTCGGAACAAATGATTCTGCGGATGATCTGCTTGGTGCTGATGATGTGACGGAAGGAACTGCTGGCGCATATCAGAAGAACCTGTTTAAAATCATCAAGGGAGAGAAACCGAAGATCAAAGCTAAGTTTACATCTACCGGGGCAGCGGCAACAGCAGGCGAAGCCGAAATCTATCTGAATGTTGTGAGAATCCCGGAATAAGTGAAAAGGGGTACAAAGCATGGCAGTAAAAAGACCTTGGGTTCTCCCGAATGATGTGAAAAGCTATACAAGCCACAAGGAAGTTTCCGAAAGATCAGATGAAAAGCTGACCTTTGATATTGCCAGAGCGGAGATGAAGATAATTCATATCACAAATAATAAATTTGCTGAATATGATGAGATTCCGGAACCGGTGAAGATGGCAGTCATACTCGTTGCAGAAGCATATGCAAAGAATGATATTGAAGCGGCAAAGAAGAAAATCAAAAGCGAATCTTTTGACGATTATTCTTACACTGTAGAAGCCGGTACGATCAGTCTTGATAGCCTTGATCTGGAAGAATTACTGGCTGATTACATCATTACAGATGGAATCGGAAAAACAGTAATGCGGCTCAGGATTTTGTAAGGGGGGGTGTTATATGTTTGAAGAATTTTTAAACCACAGATGTAGCATATACCACCCTGAACAGGTGGAAACAAAAACAAAATACGGTATAAAAGCCGCTCAATCTGAAATGTGCAAGGCCACTCCTGATCTGGAAGATGTGCCTTGCCATTTTTATGTAAATTCGTCCTTAGCGATAAAACAAAATGAGCCTTTTGCATCTATTGAGGGAGAGGCAAAGCTGGCACTGCCATACGGTACCGATATCAGGGAAAATGACTTTGTAAAAAGCAGAGACTATATGTTCAGGGCTGGAATCCCAAAGGCGGTGCATGGCAATCATCATATTGTTGTCACGATACGCCGGGAGGATGGCATAAAGGGGGCGATTTAATGATTGATGCAAGCCAGTTGGAAGCATTTGCAAGGAAAGTAGAGGCTGCCAGTGCAGACCTAAAACCGTATATGGGAAAGACCTTACAGGAAGTTGGAGAAGAATTTCTTACGATAGTGCAGGAAGCCATAGAAGGTGCAGGAAATGTAGACACAGGAAAATTACTTTCCTCATTCACGAAGGGAGGCTCCGGAAATGTTTGGAACCTTGATCTTGGAGGACTGACACTGGAAATCGGATCCACTCTTGATTACGCAAAGTACGTGAATGATGGACACAGACAGCAGCCTGGACGTTTTGTTCCTGGATACTGGGAAGGAAATCATTTCAGGTACAGTCCTGGTGCAAAATCAGGAATGGTATTAAAAGCCTCGTTTGTTGCCGGTTCACATTTTTTTGACAGGTCAGTGCAAACTCTTGAACGAATGTTTCCAGAAATGGCAGACAAAGCATTTGAGCAGTTTTTCAGACGATATTTTGGATAAATGAGGAGGACGTACAATGATAGCAATTTTATGTTTATTTTATCTTTTATACAATGGATGCAAGGCTTTCAAAAAGTGCAAAGATCAGGATGTTGCAGGGACAATCTTCTACTGCACGATGTTTATTGTATGGGTGATGGCTATTTGCAATTTTGATATTTTACCCAGCTTATACTACTGGAATGTATGAAGGTGAAATTATATGAATGTCAACCTAGAACAGAGCCTTGCGGCTGTAGTGAGGTTTATACAGGACAATTCAGAAGAGGGGACACAGTTGTACTTTGATGAGATACCGGAGAACTTCTATGTTCCCTCAGTTTATTTCCAGATACCATATTCCGCAGGAAGAAAAGCAACCCTGAGTTCCTATTGTACGACTATGACAATGAATATCTGGTTCATGGCGCATTTGGACTGGGATGCACAGGCTGCGGCAGCGAGTATGAGAGATGAAATCATGCTGAATGATTGCCAGGTCCCGATTGTGGATGAGGATGGAAAAGTAACTGGCAAGGCATTAAGGGTAACGCCCCCAACAACCAGAAAGGTTGATGAAGGAATTGTGCAGTTATCCTTATCGTTTGACGTGTATTTCCAACCAGAAGCACAGAGAACGAAGATGCAGAAATTTTATCTTGCTTGGCAAAATGCTAAACAAGAAATACAGAACAGGAGGTTATGAAATGGCTACAAGAAAAAGCACTGAGGCCGCTGATTCTGCTGAAACTACAGTAGAAAAGCCAGCTAATGTTGTAAAAAAAGAGCCAAAGTATGCCGTAGGAAAACTCCGGGAGAAAAGCATTCTCCTGTTTGGAGTATCTCAGAGCACCTTTGATGGTGCGATGTATGGACATACTGAGGAGGAGTACACCAAAAAAGAGGTTGAAGCCATCATCAATGAATGGCTTTACGGAAAGGAAGGTAAAAAATAATGGCAGGTGGAACATTTAAATTATCACAGCCGAAGGTAAGACCAGGCGTATATGCCAATCTGAAAAACGGAAGGCAGCCAACAGCTTCCGGATCCGCCAGAGGAACAGCAAGCATTCCATTGATTGGTTATGACTGGGGACCAAGAGGGAAATGGATTATCATTTCAGCCGATTCTCCGGATGGTCATGTAGCAGAGCTGGGACGTAGCGTTTACGATGAGACTAACTCATCTATGATTATGTTACAGCTTTTACTTCTTAATGCCGCTACAGTATATGTATATATCCCAGATGGAGGAGCAGCAGCTAAAAAGACTATTACTGTAGGTTCTGGAAGTCTGACAGTAACCGCAAAATATAAAGGAACTCTTGGAAACACAGTGAAGATCGTATCAGTTGCAAATCCTGTAGATGGATTTGACGTTTCTGTTGCTATTAATGGCTCGGAGGTTGAATTATTCGAAGGCATTAAAACTATGGATGAACTGAAAGGCGTATCCGAGTATGTTGATTTTTCCGGTACAGGCGAGATGGCAGCGTTCGCATCCGCAACACTGGAAGGCGGAACCGATACTGTAGACGGCTCTGGAAATTCAGGTATCTCCGATTTCCTGGATAAGTCAGAGAAAGTACGTTTCAACTGTATGTGCTTCCCAAGTACAGAGAGTTCCTTGCAGACAGCACTTCTCACTAAGATCAAGTATATTCGTGAGAGTATCGGCTGGAAATGCCAGGCAGTAGCTCCAAATTTTGCAGCAGATTATGAAGGAATCATTAATCTGGTGAACTCTTTTGTGTATGGAGACAGATCACTGACAACTGCAGAAGCGTGTGCATGGCTGGCAGGAGCTACTGCAGGGGCAGATTATGTAACTTCTCTTACATATGCCCAGGTGACAAATGCTACATCCGTAGTTGGAGAAATGAACAACGAAGCTTCAATCGCAGCCATTGAAGCTGGACAGACATTTTTCAGTGTGGACGATGAGGGAAATGTCATCCTTGAATATGACATTAATAGCAAAGTCCATATTGATTCTGAAACACCACAGGACATCAAAAAGAACCGTCCACTTCGTGTATATGATTCTTTTGAAAATGACTGCCTGATTACATTCCGTCCTGGAAAGTTTGATAATGACGAAGATGGATGGGCTGTAGTGGAAGGCCTTGGACGTTCCATGCTTCAGAATTACTCTGACGATGGAGCACTCACAAACGTAGTTCTCGACGAGGATTTCCTGGTTGATACCGGTAGGTCTGTTGGGGATAGCATGTATCTGAATATAGGATTACAGGCAGTAGATAGTGCTGAAAAATTCTATATTAGCATCGTAGCACGATAGGAAGGAGGATAAAATACTATGGCAAATGAACGTGTAAACAGAAGCCCCTTATCTGCAAGAGAAGGTAAGGTATATCTGGATGGAGTGCTGATTGCTGACACTTGCAAATTCCAGGTTGTATTTAAGCCGGATGTATGGTCAGGAAAACAGCTTTCCGAGCCAGGAACCAACCGTCGCTGGATTGGTTACGATATTGAGGTCACCATTGAGGAATGGAAAACAACCAGAAGATATCGCAATATGATCGATTCCTACTTAAAGGACGGAAAAACGCCTGAGTTGACTATTCAGGGAGTTCAGACAGACAAAAACTCTGATTTCTATGCAACGAATAATAGTGAGACAGTCACATGTGTTGGATGCGTACCGACTGATGATATCAACCTTATTGACATGGATACTGATGGCGATGTAGTTAAAGAATCCATTAAATTTGGCGCAAAGAGATTAGCGTAAAAGTACAAAACAAACAAATGACTGAATAAATGGGAGGGGACAACCCTCCCTATAATTTTGAAAAAAATGGAGGAAAAAAGAATGGGTATCGACATGAAAGCGTTTATGAAACCGGAACTGAAAGATCGTGGAACAATGGAGTTTCCAGGCATTGAAAGATACAAGGATGCCAAAGGGAATGTTATTCCTTTTATCATCAAAAGACTTTCCATGAAGGAAATTAAAGAGATCAGAAACAACTACAAGACCAAAGAAGTATATCGGGACAAAAGAAATGGTGATCGCCCGATTATTGGAAATAACGGTCAGGTTGCAGTAATCAATGATTATGATGGAGATTCCGCAGGTCTTGAAATTATGGTGGAAGCATTCGTACAGCCGAAGCTGGACGATCCTGAACTGATGGAATATTACGGAGTGCACGATCGTCTGGATATGCCGAACATTATCTTCCCGGATAAGGACGATTTCAAGTATGCTGATGATTGTCTGATGGAAGCGTGTGGACTTGCTTCAAAGAAAAATGATAAAGAGACGGTTGAAGAATTAAAAAAATGATGTCCGGGGAAGGCGATGACGAAAATTCCTTTGACTGGATGTGGGCTCATGTTCTATGGCAGAAGAAAGGGCTTCGCATGGAGGAATACGCCACGATGGAAAGAAATGTTCGTCTTGCCTATATTGCCTCGGAAGAACTGGCAATAAAAGCACCTTTAAATGCCGATGAGAGATTGGCACGAGGAATTTTAAAAAAGAAATGAAAGGACGGTGATGGAAAATGAGTGATGTGTCTGTAAGAATGACGTTGCAGGATGATGTAAGCGCGAAAATGCAAAGGATAACTGCTTCTGCAAGAACAGCAGCTACACAGTTCAGTAATGCCGGTAGAGCTATGGACAGTGCTTTTCGTTCCAGTGCCGCCACTTCATTTGCAAGTCAGGCAGGAAGTGCCTTCAATTCAGTTGAAAGTGATGCGGAGGCACTTGGAAATGCCATTGATGATGCTGTAAGCGGTCTTGAAAGTTTTTCAGCAGGAGATACCAGAGGGATGGGCTCTGCTTTTTCCGAAGCGGCAGACAATGCAGATGATTTATCTGACAGTGCATCCAGGGCTTCTGAAAGTGTAGATGATCTTGCTGATGCCACTGGTGATCTGGGAGATGGTGCCGATGGTATGGATTCGCTTGCAGGGCAGGTTGATGATGCAGGGAGTTCTATGGAGGAAGCATCATCGAAAGCTATAAATCTCAGTGGAGCTTTAAAAACATTGTTTGCAGTTGTTTCAGCAGCAGCGATTATTGGACAGGTAAAAGATTTTGCGGCAGATTCCATAGAACTTGGAAAAAATTATACATCTGTAATGTCAGAAGTAGCTGCTATTTCAGGCGCATCATCCAGTGATCTTGCGATGATGGAAGATACTGCAAGACAATATGGCGCAACCACAGTTTTCAGTGCATCAGAGGCAGCCGAAGCATTGAAATATATGAGTTTGGCGGGATGGGATGCACAGCAGTCTACGGATGCTTTGGGCGGCGTCCTGAACCTTGCCGCGGCATCTAGCATGGGATTAGGTGAAGCATCAGACATGGTTACAGATTATTTGTCTGCATTTGGCATGGAGGCAAATAAATCTACATATTTTGCTGATATGCTGGCGTACGCTCAGTCTAACAGTAATACCACAGCGGCACAGTTGGGAGAAGCATATAAAAACTCAGCTGCGAATATGCACGCCGCAGGGCAAGACGTTGAGACAACCACATCTCTGTTGGAGGCTATGGCAAATCAAGGTCGAAAGGGTTCTGAAGCTGGTACGACATTGGGAGCTATGATGCGAGACATTACAGCCAAAATGGACGATGGAGCAATTAAGATTGGTGAAACGTCTATTGCTGTCCAAGACGCTTCTGGAAACTTCCGAGATATGACAGATATCTTAACGGAGGTAGGAGAAGCTACAGAAGGAATGGGAAGTGCTCAGAGAGCCGCTGCATTAAGTTCTGTATTTACCGATGATTCCATTAAGGGAGTAAATATGGTTCTAGCCGAAGGAATGGACAAGGTTGCTGGATATGAGGAAGCTCTGAGAAGCGCCACCGGAGCATCAGAAGATATGGCAGAAACGATGAATGACAATCTTTCTGGTGATATGGCAAATATGAATAGCGCCTATGAAGAAATGCAGTTACAGACATTTGAAGCAATGGAAGGACCGTTGCGAGAAGGTGCGCAGTGGATTACCAGTGATATTATTCCAACACTTACATCCTGGGTTCCTGATGCATTTGGAACCTTGGCAAGTGGAATCTCCAAAGTAGGAAATGCACTGTCTCCGATGATCAAGACTGTATTGAAGAATCCGAAAGCTGTCGCAAGTGCGTTTGCATCTATCGGTGCTGGGTTTGCGGCAATGAAAACTGTAAACACTGGTATAAAAATTGCAGGAATGGTTTCAGAAGCCGGTGGAATGGCGAGTGCATTAGGAAAATTAGGTACAAGTTTATTCGGTTCACCATGGGCAGCAGGAGCAGCGGCGGCTGTAGCAGCGATAACAGCCGTAGGCTTGGCCGTAAAGAAATATAATGATATTCAGGTAGAAGACAGCCTAAGTGCGCATTTTGGCAGCGTAGAGCTGGATGATTCTCAAATTGAGGATTTCGCATCACGTGTAATAGATGCACAATGGCTTGTGAATATCAATGCGGCAATAGGTCATTTTGAGAATGCAGAAGAATTTAATCAGCAGGCCGAAGAAGCCCTTGCTGCAAACGATGCTCTGGAATGGAAAGCACGTGTCGGCATTCAGCTTACTGAGGATGAACAGTCCTCATATATGCAGAATATAGAGACATTCAAAGAGAATATTGAACAGGCTCTTACGGAACAAACTCTTGCCGCAAAAATGACGGTAAATGAGTTCGACATAAAAATGGCTGATGGTTCCAGCCTTGGCACTCAGATTGAGAAATGGGCTGAACAAGATCTGGGTGAGATGAAATCTTTGTCGGCAGGTCTCACAAACTTGGTTCAGACTGCATTGGAAGATGGCATCATAGATGTTGATGAACAGGCAGCGATTGACCAGTTGCAGGGTAAGATCAATAACATTATGGAAGGCTGGCAGGAAGCGGAAGCACAAGCTCAGATGGATGTCCTGACGCAGAAATATGGCAGACTTTCAGGAAAAGATCTGACAGCAGATACATTTACAAAGGTAGTGGAGGAACTTGGCGAACAGAGAGAAACTGCTACTGCGGCATTGGAAACATCAGAAAAGAAGCTGTACACCACATTGAATGCTCTGAACAAAGCTGATGAAAATGGAGTGCAGAGAATTTCAGATGAAGAACTTGTCAGCTATAAACAGCAGGCAGGATATGCCGTAAGAAATGATCAAGCCAGTATGCTTGGAAATAGCCTGGAATTTGAAAAAAATACTCTTTCAGATGCTTACGGAGAAAAACTTGATTCAAATTATTCTGCAATTCAGGAACAGACAGGAAATTTCCTGAATAATGCCAATTCATATCTGGCAAACCAGGATTATATGTCCTTAGTCAATTCAATGCAGAACGGATTTTCCAGTGCTATGACTGGCACAAGCATATTAAGTGACAAAGACCAGAAAGCATTGTCAAAAATTTATGATTCAATGAAGCCTGATGTAGAAAGCATGGCAGGTCTTATTGATGAGTACAGAGAAATGGGGCAGGCAGTTCCACAGGATGTAATGACTGCCTTTAATGATGCTGTGCAGGTAGGAGCTGCGGCTGGAGATGCCGATGCTGCATGGCAGGTGTTTGCAAATCAGATGATTGCTGATCCTGCGAGTGAAGCGTTGGTACAGGCAATTCAGGACGGAACCGTAAGCGTTCCGGAAGAATTAAAAACCGCCATTGATAGAGCAACGACAGATATAGACCCGGATCCAGTAACTATTGAAGGCATGCAGGCCGAAGTAGATGATGTTGAGGTAAATCAGGACCATGTAGATCAGCTTATTCAGGATGCCCTTGGTGATCTTGGAACCGTAGAGGGCGAAGTGGATGGAGACATTCAGATCAAAGTTGAAAAAGGTAACTGCCTTTCACAGATCGGAGAAGCCCTTGGAATAGACTGGCATGAAATAGCTGAGTATAACGGTATCGAAGACCCATACACAATTTATCCTGATATGGAATTAAAGATTCCAAAAGAAAAGGTTGATACAGATGCTTCCGGTGTGGGAGAAGCAGCTGAGGAAGCGGCAAAAAGTGAGACAGGGGAAACCATAGAAACTGAGCAGGGAGTAAAGACTACACTTACGGATGAAGGTGTAGACGGCTCTCAGACTGCACAGGCAGCCGAGGAGGAAGCAAAGAGCCAAACAGCAGAGACCGTAGAAAGAGAACAGCCGGTAAAAACAAACATGACAAATGCTGGTGTAGATGATTCTCAGGTAACGCAGGCTGCACAGGAGCAGGAAACACAGGCAGAGCCGAAAGAAACTGATGTTCCAACAACCATTAAATTTGAGGTTGCGAGCCTGGATGATAGTGAACTTGCATCTGCAATTTCTGAGAAATTACAGCAGGGTGAAGCTGTTCCGGTTGAGGTTCCAGCGAATGTAACTATTAAAGCTGGTGCGATTGATGATACTCAGTTATCATCTGAGATTACCGGAAAGCTAGGAGAACAGAGTGCAGTTCCTGTAAATGTCCCAGCGAATATAACGCTGACAGCAGGAAATGTTGATTCATCTCAAGCTGTAGCAACTACACAGAGTGATGTGATCAGTGCGTTTTCAGCAGCCCTTCCTGCCGATGGTACAGTAGATGTTACCCTGGCAAAAGGTAACGACAACATTGCGTCTGTATATGATTATGTAGGAGGACTTGTTCGCAGTGCGTGGGCGAATCCGTATTCTGCATCTGGCACTGTACACGTAACACTGACAGCGAATTATTCTTTGGCAAATCCAACAAAGACAATCAGCTTTGGTGGAGGAGCAACCGGATCCGCAACAGTAACAGCTGCTCTTCATGCGGCTGGCGGTATTTTCGATGAGCCTCATCTTGGTATGGTTGCAGAAGCAGGACCAGAGGCAATTATTCCGTTGGATGGTTCTGGAAATGCTATGGAATTATGGCAGGAAGCAGGAAAACGTCTTGGAGCATTGGAAGATGGGCCTATTCAGATAGCACCGTCAATGTATTCCGGAGGAAAGAATACTGACGGAAATGGACAGGAAGCAAAAGCAAGCAGTAACCGGACCATTGATATCAATATCAATGGAAATGGTAGCATTACTGCCGGCAAGGGCGTTTCCAAAGATGATATCGTGCAGGTACTTATGGAAAAGGTGCGAGATGTATTTGTAAATATTGTTACAGAGGAAGCTCTGGTAGGAGGTGACGCATCGTATGAGTTCTAATATGTTCAAGCAAAATGTGAACAATCCAACAAAATACCGAATGTTTTTCAATTATGATAATGACAAAAAGGTATATGTTGCTCCGATGCTTCCGGCAAAGATTGCCCTCACAGTTAATGGAAAACTGACTTCCGTAGATATTGATACTTTTGGAGAAATACTGCATAGAGGGAAAAGAGATGCTATAACCATTGAATTTGAATCTATTTTCCCTTCGCAGTATGGAAAAAACTACTGTGCTTGTATGCAGAAAGAGTTTAAAAAGCCTTCCGTATGGCACAAGTGGATGCTGGCTCTTACGAATGTAAAGAACCCATTTCATTTTGTACTGGTGGGAGGCCCGTTTGCAATAAATATGTATGCTGATCTTGCATCATATGTTCCATATGAACAGGGTGGAGATGTTGGAACAGTCTATTATAAAGTGAAGATAAGAGAACACCGAAAAGTCTCTGTCAGTACATACAAGAAAAAAGCAAACAAAAAGCCCAAAAAGACAAGTACAGGTAAGCGACCAAGCAATAAAAAAACTATTAAATATAAAGTCACCGCAAAAAGTGGCCTACATTTAAGAAAAGGACCAAATTCAACAATACTGGGACTAATGCCATATGGCAAAACGGTTACTTCGGATGGAAAAAAGAAGGGAAACTGGTATCATGTGAAGTATGGTAGCAAGTGGGGATATGCTTATAATACATGGCTAAAGAAAATGTAATGGAGGTGCCGAAATGAACAAAATCACGTTAAAAATCGGGAAGAATGGCACATATAAGAATATCTCAGAATTAATACAGAAAGTTTCTGTTACTGGTCGGAGAGGTGATGCTCCAAGAACGTTGAGCGCCACCCTTTTTGATTCGGAACAGTTTGTAAGAGCATCTGCAAATTCTGGTGAAGGACAGCAGGTGTTTTTTTATTGTGACAAAAGCGAAATATTTCGTGGCCTGCTTATGACAGATAGCAGAAGTAGTAAAAGAACATTGACCATAAAGGCATATGATAACTGTGTTTATCTTTGCAATAACAAAGGCAGTTTTTCTTTTAAGAAGAAATCTGCAACATATATTTTTAAGTATTGCTTAAAGAAGCTGGGACTTCCTTTAGGTTCAGCGGTAAATACCGGTCACATCATAGGGGAACTGGTAAAGAAAAACACAACATATTGGGATGTGATTGAGGATGCATTGAGCCAGACATATTACGCTACTGGAATACGCTATTATGTTTCGTCCGAGAAGGGAAAAATATATCTGAGGAAACGGCAGGAACAAACGTCCATGCCGATATTATCCTTAAATAGCAATATCCAAAGCTACGATATGTCCAGATCAATTTATAAAACGAGAACCAGACTAACATTGGTTACTTCAAAAAATGCCAAGAAAGGCAGCTTTGTCAATTCTTCCCTTGAAAAGAAGATAGGCAAATTTGCAGATATTCAGACGGTAGATGAGGACGTTACGAAAACAGAACTTAACCAGAAAATATCTACGTTCAAAAAAGATACCAGTATTGTAGATCAGGAGTTAAGTGTTACCGCTACCGGTGACACGAGGTGCGTATCTGGAAAATGCGCCTATGTTCAAATTTCACCTATTGGAGCTAAAAGGATTATGTTCATTGAGGAAGATACACATATTTTTGAAAATGGACATCATAAAATGAACCTGAAACTCAGCTATGAAAAAACTAAATAAATGAGGACAGAGGGGTGAAATATGGCACAAAACATTACAGAAATCATAAGAGCGATTGCAGAGCAGAGTATGCCCCATATCGTTATTGGATATATACAAACAGTGGAACCGCTGGAAGTTATACTCATTGATGATATAAACATCAGTCTGTCAGATCAGTCTGTTATTGTTCCTTCCGGAAAACAGCCGTTGCAAGCAGGCGATCAGTGGTACCTGCTTGCAGTGAATAGAAACAAAATATACTATTTCCTAGACAAAATATGAAGGGAGGACATGAAACATGGATGAAGACGAAAATGTTGATCTTGTTTCCAATGAGGAAGATGATCTGGAAGAAAGCATAATATATCGAACATACCGAATGGATTTTCAGAATAAGCGGATCATCGGTATGATTGATGGATTAGAAGCCGTCGGCCAGGGAATGTTTAAGGCATTGCAGACGAGAAGATATGCCTATGAAATATACGATGATCAATATGGCAGTGACATTATGAATAAATTAGGCAACATTGATTTATCTCCTGATTATCTGGAAGCTGATATGCCAGTAATGATATCAGATGCCTTTTTGAACATGGAGGAAATCTTAGAAATTGACGATTTACAGTTTGAAATATTAGATGTGGATTCCATCTATGTTTCATTTGCAGCATCGACCATATTTGGCGATACCATAATAGAGGGGGACATAAGCAATGGCTGATACGATGGAGAAAAAAATACAGGATTTTAAAACAGCGATGGCAGCAATGCTTGCAAATGCCCCGTTGGAAGTTGATACAGAACTCGTGCAGAAGCTGAAAAACATTGAAGATTTACCTTTGAATGAGATCACACAGGATGTTCTGATTGAACAGTTCTATGACATGGGAGAATATCTGAATGTAGACACGAGACAGGGAAGCGTTTACTGGGATGCATCTATGGGAAGCATTATCCGAACCAGTACATTCCTTGAACAGTTGAAAATGGTAAAAGAGATCATATCTATTTTCACATGTACAGGTGATGTACTAGATGAAAAAATGATGGAGCGAGGATTGACGAGAAATCCAGCGAATCCTACGCCAGCTACATATTACGTCTCATTTGTTGGCATGGTTCCAGAAATGGATTCTAAAATGTCAGTAGACGATTATTTTTTTACCTTATCCAGTGATTCAGAGGGAAGATACATTCTTATATCCGAAGATATGGGAACCGACATGAATAATCTGGTATCTGGAACTAAGGTTATTCCTGAACTGGATGTAGACGGACTTATCAGCGCAACCCTCGGAGAGCTGGCTATTCCTGCAATTGATGCAGAAAGTGATGATTCGGCAAGGGAACGTTTAATAAACCGAATCTCAGGGCCAGACGAGAATGGAAATAAATCTCAGGTGCGTACATGGTGCGAATCTGTGGAAGGTGTAGGAGCAGCACGAATCATTCCCTTATGGAAAGGACCATATACAGTAAAGGGCGTTATCATTTCAGCGGTTGGAGGAGTACCATCACAGACAGTTATAGATAATGTCCAGAATTATATCGATCCTGGATGTACAGGAATGGGTGAAGGAGTTGCAAATATAGGACAGTTCTTTACTGCCGTAGCTGTTGAAGCAGTGAAGATTGACATTACAGTTTCTGTGTTGAAAAAAAGTGATGCGACATATTCAGGAATACAGGAAGCGTTCAAAAACCTTTTACAGAAATATTTTGTCGAAATGTCACTGGAAGAATATACAAACGGTATGGCAATCCGATACGCACATGTTGGCTCCATACTTGAAAATATGGACGAGGTTATTGATTATGACGAACTGAAACTGAATGGGAACTCAGCAAATATTACCTTTTCTATTTTGCAGATTCCTATACTGGGGGAGGTGACTGTCGATGGAAATATTTTATAATTCATCTTCACCTGGATATGAAGAAATTGTCAGCTACGGTCCAAAGTGGTGGACAGAGTACAGAGAAATGAATGCCGTCTATATGTTTGAAGGGTGGCTTCTGGATATTCTGGCAAAGAAGATGGAGCAGGAGGTTAAGAACCTGTTTCCTTCACAGGCCGATCTTCCAACTTTACTTGCGTATGAAAGGATGCTTGGAATTGAACACGATGCAGAGCTTACCATTGAAGAACGGCGAAGAATAGTTGAAATATATTATTCTGGAACCGGTCATTTGAGTGGCAGCGTTATTTTGCAGCTCATCAAGGCATATACCGGACACGAAGGAAAAGTGTACTGGGATGGAGACACTCTGTGTGTTGAATTTAACAACAACGATAGTGGCTTTATTTCTTTAGGAATACTGCAGAAAATCATCAGTAGGAGAATACCGGCACACATTCCTTTCCAGACGAAATGCACATGTAAAGTAAGCCTTGGGTTAAGCATAGAAACAGAAGCGTGGGAGAAGCGTTTTATACAGGCAGGCTTGCTTCCAGACGTAAATATGGGATTAGGCATAGCCTGTGACGGAATTACTGTAAAAGCAGCGGTACAGGCTGTAAAAACAGTATACCCAGTAGCCGGTGATTCTGGAAATGCCGGTATATATCCAATAATCAGTACCGAATTGCAGACAGCAGGAGGAGATGTACTTCCGAAGGTAAAAACCGAAAGCTGGAAAGTGGTATATCCTATCTGCGGTGATGCATTAGGAATATAAAAAGAAGGAGGTTCCAGAATGGCATTACTTACAAGTGCAGCTATTCAGGGGTATCGTGATTATACGAAACGCCGGATTGCATATGCAAAGTACAAAGTAGGCTCAACCTATTACAAGGTGCCGATTGAATCGGTAACAACTACTTCCGATGGAATGCTGGAGATAGCTTTCAAGATTGAGTTATCTTCCGGATCCGGTGAAGTGTCAGAAGTGCAGCTGTATGATACAGATAACCAGTTATGGCTCTCTAAGGCAGAACGATTGAAAATGGATTCTGTTGCAGAGGGCTTTTCTTATATCGTGCAGTTGGAAATATCAGAAGTCCTGAAAACATCATAACGGAAAGAAGGTGAGAAAATGAGAAGTCTTGTAAACTGGAAAGACATGGTATGCGAATTTCCAAATAGATTTGCACAGACTGTTGAGGGGGACAAGGTTACCTTGCAGAGATCACCTGGAACAGTAAGAACACAGGGAACTCCGCAGAATGCAACAAATTTCAATATTATGGATTTGGCAGCACTGGAAGCTATGCTGATGTCTTCCGAAGCAATGAGAATGTTGCTGAGACAGAATGAGGAACTGAAAGGAATTACTGGAGAGGTAATCGAAGCTACTCTGACGAACAGCCAGGTATATCCACATAACAATTCCATCAAAACCTTACAGATTGTTACTCCAAGAAATACCAAGGATTATACGATCACTGTTGAGGTTGTAAGTGTTACCGGTGGTGCGGCTGGTGAATTTGAAATCAGTGACAAATTACTGAATGGATTCAAAATCAAATATACCGGTTCTGCTTCAAGCGTTGCAGTTCGGTGCTATGTGAGAGGAGGCATCTAAAATGGCGAATGTGATCATTCCGAATCAGGAAAGAAGAGCGGATGCAGAATTTATCATGAAATCTTACGGTGTGGATAGAAATAATTCTGCAATGAGAGAAGCTGCGGAAGTGGCAGCGGCAAGAACTAACGAGGCAGTCAGATCAGCAGAGAACAGGAGGAAGTATTACTGATGAAAGTTATCAAATTACCTGAAAACGGTACAAATTTTGTAGATTATGAAATCAGTGGAAAATCCATTGATTTTGGCGATGGAGAAATGTCTTTCCGGGTTGACAAAAAAGAAAGAGACTACGAAGTGACTATTGATATCTGTCAGGATTATACCGGTGGTCTCGTGATGGGAGCCAGCGCCGGTGACAAATATGTAGCTCAGCTTACTATCCCGGCAAGGGAATATACAGAAACAGAGAAAGAAAATCCGAATTATAATCCGGATGCAGAAGTGGGAACCGAACAGCCAACCATTATGGAACGCAAACCGGTTCCTTTTTCTATAGACAAATGCACACTGACATTATGGGAAATGGAGGAGTAAACAATGCCGAATTTTGACGATTTAAAGTTATCTATTGAAGCACTGTCCGGTGGGAAAAACACCGTATTATTTGATGATCTGGGAATGCCTTCTGTAATGGTTCCATTCCCGAAACTGAAAATGTCTGACCTGATTGCAGGAGGAAGTGAAAACATTCACCCGGCATTCAGTGTGGACGGAGTAGAAAAGAGCGTTATCTATGTTTCAAAATATCAGAACATTGTCCTGAATGAACGTGGATATTCCCTCCCGATGCGTGACCCAAGAGCAAGCCTTAATTTCGATCAGGCAGTTACATATTGTCGAAATAAAGGGAAAGGATGGAGCCTTACACCTTATTCCCTGTGGTCTGCTATTGCTTTATGGTGTCGTAAAAACGGAACCATGCCGAGAGGCAATAACAATTACGGAGCCGATCACGCATATGGACACGAAAAAGGCGTTCCGACTTATTACGAGAGTGGGAAAATCGCCAGATGTGCAACCGGATCCGGACCGAATACATGGAACCATAACTGGATGCCTGATGGAATTGCAGACCTGAACGGTAATGTTTGGGAATGGTGTGCAGGTATGCGACTGATGAATGGGGAAATCCAGATCATTCCATATGCAAACTGTATGGCCGCTGATGCAAGCATGGGTGCAAGCTCCACTCTTTGGAAAGCCATTGCAGCAGATGGCACACTGGTTGAGCCTGCAACTGCCGGCACTCTGAAATGGGATGTTGTTTCTGGAAAGATTCAGCTTACCAAAGGAGATATTACACCGAAAGATCAGGGTAACTGGTTACCATACAATAACATGACATTAGGAGATGGACTTTCAGCAGCTCCTGAGCTGGCAAAAGCTCTCCTCCTGTACCCGGATGAGCCGAATGGAGATTACGGTGGAGATTATCATGGACTGAATACTTCGGGAGAGCGTTTGCCGATCTGTGGTGGCGGCTGGTACTACACCTCGAGTGCTGGTGTGTTCGACGTGAGCCTGTTCAGTCCGCGTTCCTACTCGAACACGGGCCTCGGCTTCCGCTCCGCTTACTGTGAACTGTAAAACTGAGAACTGTGTACTGTTCTGCCCTACGGTAGTAGGGCAGTAGAAAAATGGAGGCTGCGAAAGTATGGAGGAAAGCCAGAACACCGGAACTGTCACAAAAGATGATTCCTTCCAGATTCTTCAGAAGGTCGAAGACATGATAGACTATGCATATCCGCTTATAAAGAAATGGAGCGTTGCAGATAAATACGCCATCGGAAACGATCTGATGGATTGCATGAAGAAATTGCTTCGATTATCAGTAGATATCAGGGAGAAATACTACAAGAAAACCACTCTTGGAGATTTTGACAGAGAGAATAAAACTCTGCAAGAATTTATCAAAGTAGCATATGATCTGAATATTTTGAAAGGGCTGTCCAGTTACAAAGAATGGAATAGACGTTCAGAAGAAATAGGCAGAATGATAGGCGGTTTTATCAATACGGTGAATGGAACAAATTCTGATGCTGACAATACGGCTACTCAGCAACAGAAATCTTCCAGATATGGAAACAGCCGATACAAAAGACATTGAGTTTTTTTCGTAGGGAATGGGTTATAGCGTTTGCCGATCTGTGGTGGCAACTGGAACAACACCTCGAATGCTGGTGTGTTCAACGTGAACCTGAACAATCCACGTTCCAACTCGAACACGAACATCGGCTTCCGCTCCGCTCTACCCTCAGATGCCAGAATCGGAAACTCCAAGGACTACCGACAGTGCGAGGGGATAAAGGAACCTGTTTCCACTCCGGCTGAAAAGCAGGAGAAAAATGGTGCTATGTTGATGGCGTTCTGCAGATGTGGCATCGGTTGTGGAGGCTGCCAGTACCTATGAGAAAACCGCCAAACACAACGAAATAATGAAAAACAGAGGGAAAATCAATGAAAATCAAGCATGTTTTTGACTTGATATTCTCTGACGACAATCTGTATGAGGCAATCCAAGATGCGTCAAAAGGCAGAAGATACAACAAAGATGTTCTTCGCGTCCAGCACGATATTTGGAATGTCATTGAACAGATACAACAGGATGTACGCTCTGGTAAATACACGATTGATAAGTATTATATCTTTTATGTTTATGAACCTAAAAAGAGAATGATCATGTCAATCACGTTTTATCACCGCATTGTGCAATGGGCGATATATCGTGTCATAAATCCCCTGTTGGTAAAAGGATATATCAAAGATACTTACGGCTGTATTCCTGGAAGGGGTTCACTTGCTGCCATGCAAAGACTGCGGTATTGGATAAAAGCCGTAGAACATAAGCCTGGCACATGGTATTACCTTAAACTGGATATCAGCAAATATTTTTACCGGATATCTCACGAAGTATTGAAGGAGATTCTGGCAAGGAAAATCAAAGATCAACAGCTTTTGCAAGTCCTGTATAACATTATAGATTGCCAGCATACTCCATTTGGCTTACCGCCTGGTAAAGGTCCTGGAGAGGTGCCTTTGGAGGAAAGGCTTTACGATGTAGGTATGCCGGTAGGAAATCTGCTATCGCAGGTATTTGCAAATATTTACTTGGATGCACTGGATCAGTTCTGTAAAAGGACACTGTGCATCCATTTTTATGTCAGATACATGGATGATATTATCATTCTGTCGGACAGCAAAGAGCAGCTTCACATGTGGAAAGATGAAATCCAGAAGTTTGTGGAAACAACGTTACGGTTATCTCTGAACCAAAAGACTTGCATACGCCCGATATCGCAGGGCATAGAGTTCGTAGGCTATCGGATATGGCCGCATTATGTAACTATCAGGAAAAGCACCACATTGGAGATGAAGTGCCATCTCAGAAGAAAAGTAGAGGAATACAACGCCGGACTGATCGAGATGGAAGTGGTAACTGCCACATTAAAATCTTATTTGGGCATGCTGGATCACTGCGATTGCAAAGAGTTCCGAAAAGAACTGATAGATTCAGTGGTTCTTGATAGAAACAAGGTTGTAGGAGAAATAGCCTATGAAGTTGAAAATTATAGCGAAGCTATGGTCTGCGGTTTATGACCTCCTGTTCTATATTGACGGAAAATCAAACAAAAGTCTTGACCAGATACACAATGATCTGGATGTCATAGAGGCCATGTGCCGCCCGTATGCAGATGCAGACGATGTGGAATGGCAAGAAGAAACGTCAGGAGGGGAAGGAGGTGAGAACGATGGATGAGTATATCACTCGTGCCGAACATGCAGAGTTCTGTGCTAGATTAGATGCTGAAAACAATCGGCAGAATCGTAGGATTGAAATTCTGGAGGGCACGACAAAACAAATTTCAGAGCTGACAACTTCCGTACAGAAACTTGCAATGTCAGTTGAAAACATGGTAAAGGAACAAGGCCGTCAGGGTGACAGATTGGAAGCCTTGGAAAACCGAGACGGAGAAATGTGGAGGAAGGTTACAGGATACGTCCTGACAACTATCATAGGAATTGCAATCGGATTCCTGGCAAAGCAGATTGGCTTTTAAAGTTTTCCACATTTTTATCCACAAACTCACATAAATGAGTTAAAAATAAATAAGGCTCGTTTATTTGCTGTTTTAACGGATTTTTATTCTTATGTGAGGAAATGTTTATCAAAGCATTTTGAAGCTGCGCCTGAGCCTGTCAGAATGATTATACGGCGTGTTAAGAGGTAGGGAGGAAGTAAAGAAGTTGAGCAGAAGAAATTCTCACCGCAAAAGGCAGAAAAAAAGAAAAGTGCAAGAGCTGATTAAAAAGCTTGGTACATTGAACATTGTGCTTATATGTGTATTCATTTACATGATGTATATAAACTGGAAAATGCTTGCAGTATTCTCCCAGTGTGGTTCCGCTCCGGAATCCGCGTGGTGTGCTTTAATTGCAGCACTACTGGGTGAATGTGGCATCTGTGGATGGATTAAGACCAGCAAGGAAAAGCACAGGAGAAAACAAGATTATAATGAGCCGGCTGATCCTGGTGGAGGATATCAGGGGGATGCAGGCAATAATGAAGAAATGGAGGACGAAGAACAATGATGAATTTTGAAACATTTTTACTGTTACTGATGATCGTGTCTGTACTGACCGGGCTAGTGACGGAAGGAATCAAGAAGCTACTGGATGAGGCAAAGAAACCGTATCGGTCAAATCTACTTGCTGGTGTTGTTGCGGTGATTCTGTCCATTGCAGTAGATACCGGATATATGATTCTGACTGAAACACTTATGAATGAAAAAATGGTAGTGATTTTAATTGCGTTAGTGTTGTTGTCATGGCTGTGTGCAATGGTCGGATATGATAAAGTGATTCAGGCAATTTCTCAGTTCAAAGTGCATACTTCCGAATAGTTATCCCGGAGGTAAGGCACTTTTTTATTTTACAAGATGGGAGGGCTTGTCAAAATGACAATTAAAAGTATTGCGATTACTGTTGCAGGCGTTGCAGCGTTTGGGGGCGTTTGCTTTCTGGTTGCACTGGCAAGAGAAACCGGAAGATGGTTTGAAGATGTCTGCGGTTTTATGGATGAATTGGACGAGACCGGAGGTGATTGGAGATGAAACAGCAAAACATTACTGTATTGAGAAAAATTCTATATGCTGTGGAAAGTGGCGGTCAGGTATATGGCCGCCAAAATTATTCTGCATTTGCAGGAGTAGGAGCAAATACTCCAAATGAAAAAGCAATCACGATTGGAGCCGGTCAGTGGTATGCAGGCGAAGCGAGACTGCTATTGCAGAATATCCAGAAGAAATATCCGAAGGATTTTTCCAAACTTGACACTGCCGGTATTGCTGCTGATCTGAAAAAGAGCTGGGACAGATATGGAGTATCTTCCGCATCAGCCAAAGGGAAATGCATCATTGCAATTATTTCCTCAGCGGTTGGTATTAAATGTCAGGATGAATTGATGGAAACGCAGATCAAAGAATATGCTGTCAGCCTTGGCAAGATGTACGGAGCCATGCCAGATGCAGCTATGATGGAGTGCATTAACATCTATCATCAAGGCGGTGCATCCGCATTAAAACGGATTCTGGCAAAAACAGCAAAACCATACACGGCAAAAGGAATTTATGCAGCATTGAATACGGATCCTGCCGACCCGAAGCCGAATCAGGTCGGGGATTACACTACACGCCAGAAAAAAGTGTATGAGTTTATTACAAAATATGCTGATGGAGGCACAGAACAGAAGGGAGGAACTACAGTGGCAGTAAGAATGTCAAATTGTGGGCATGACGAAAACGGGAGATATGCAGGAGGAAAAGCAGGGGACCAGACCGGAACAGAATGGTATCTGCGCTCCTGGTATGCATATCCAACTGGTGGATGGAATTATATTCTTCGATGGAAGGATGAAAGTCTTGGAAATCTGTTTGCTGATCTGGCCATCGAAGCAGCACTGAATGATATGATCGGTTACGACCAGGGAACAGCAGGAAATTCCACTGATCGTTATACGTTCCGACAGCAGATGAAAGCGGTAGGGTATCGTCCTTCCAAAATCACAAAGCCTTGTGAATGCGATTGTAGTGAAGGAACAATTTTGCTTATCCAGGCGGTGGGCCATCTGAAAGGTATCAAAGAGTTGCAGGAATGCAATGCTACATATACCGGCAACATGATGGATTATTTCAATTCTGCAAAGGGAAAGAAATATTTCACAGTTCTGCAGGGGCAGTACCTGAAAGATTCAAGCCTCGCAAAGAGAGGAGATATCAACCTAAACACAGGACACCATGTAAACGTAACTGTTGATAATGGTTCCAATGCAGGAAAAGGAAGCACGACAAATACCACCACAACAACGACAGGAGGCAGCGGATATATGTTTAGCGTAGGAAACGTTCAGAACGGAAGCAAAGGAAACGATGTTAAGCTATTACAGAGATTACTGAAAAGTAATGGATTCAAAGGGAAGGACGGAAAGAACCTGACCATTGATGGAGAATGCGGAACCAATACAGTATATGCGATCAAGACATACCAGACCAAGAAAGGCCTGAGTGTAGATGGATGCGCAGGGCCAGCAACTTGGAAAAGCATTCTGCTCAGATGAAAAATCTGATTGTAGAAATATGTGTAATGTGATAACATAATTTTGCTGCGCACCTCCGGCAGGAAGGAGGTGAAGCCTAATGCAAGATTTATTCATCAGTTTGCTTGTCTCTATCGTAGCAGGTGTAATTAGCTACTACATTTGCAAATGGCTGGATGGAGATGAATAAGCAGCGCAGACAGCCTAAAGGCATAAGCCACCTTACATAAACGGAATAGAAAACCCCTGAAAGTCTGGACCACTTTCAGGGGTTTTCATTTTGCCTAATGCAATTTCATCAGTTTGCTTAGCTGTTATTATCATATGCTGTTGCGAATAAAATGTCAACTTCAAAATATTGAGTTTACTACCCTTCCCCGATGCCTGAATGGTGTCGGGATTTTTTTATTTGTCCCGGGATAATCCCAGTGCAAACAGAGCATATGTAATAACTATATTTATATACTCAAATACTAAGCTTAAATCTCGTCAAGCCGCTTGTAAGCCAATTTGTCCCTGACATTGTTGGAGGAAAAGCTGGTGCAAATGAGCATATATCTTTATCTTTTCTCTTAATCTTATTCTAAACCTAAGTCTCAGTCAGCCAAAGGCTGAAAAATGGCTGACAAATTAAAGCCAACAAATGTTGGAAAATCGGCTCATTTTCGTGAGATATTTATAAAACCCAGACTTAAATTTTGTGAAAATCCAATAAAAAGAAAAATTATTGTCGTGGTGTATACGTGTATGAGTTTGTATTAAAATCCCATGTAATATCACCATATCCGTCTGTAATTGCTCCATCTGTATCTAATTTTCCGTATGAAGGATAGTAGATATCTGATCCAGAAAAACAGATACCAGTTCCATCTTCACAGATGATGGAGAACCAGTTATAACCACTGTTATCAACCACTGTTTGTGCAAATTCAGTGAATTGTTCTAAAGTAACCGTTTTTAAAATGTCCTTAGCAATGCTGATATATGCATAGGTTCCAAGCGTTTTAGAATTATCTCCACTTTTTACCGGAGCAGTAACAACTTGCGCATTCAGTAGGGGGTTGGAAGAATCAGAAGCCGATTCTGAAAGTCCATCCAAGTTATTATATTTTTTTATTTCTGACACGAGATCAACGCCATGAAATTCGATAAATTGATCATTTAAAAATTCAAGGCAAGGACTGTCTGCCTCAAAAAAAGTAATACCAAGCATTTCTGATAATGTTATTACATCCTTAGAATCATCAATCCAGATGGATAATTTTCCCCAACCAGTAGATTCCTTTTCAAGATAAGGCTTTTCATATGTTTGAGCGATTTTTTTTGATAAATCATCAAATGCCGTATCATCAATGTCAAGATCGTAGCTTCCAGCAATGAGCTTATTATCTGAAAAAAGATAGGAGGAAGAAACATCTGAATAGCCTGCAACTTCTTGATGTAGAAGCGTTAATGCAGAAATATCATTAGATTCATCACATTGATAATCAACAGCCTCTTTCATGTCTGAGGTTATTTGATCTGAATAAATATCATCGTAGGAAGTACCCCAAGAGTAATCCGAAAAAGAAGAAATCTGAGCAGCTTTTTCAGATGTAGACGTTTGATCTTGTGCAGTGACATTGGAGCAGCCTAAAGAAATAAGTCCGATTATGGCACAGGAAGATAAACAAAGAATCTTACGAAAAGAAGTGACTACTAAATTGTCAGATTTTTTCGGGGGGGTAAAAAATGTTCTCTTTTTCATAGAAAAATCTCCTTTTTTATTTTAATGATACCACTGTTAATAAAAGGCAACAACCACAATAAAATGAGTTATGAGCTTCACTAAGAAAAAACTCAAATTTTGTAAAATAGGGTATTGACACCTACCTACTACGTGTTATATTAAACTCAATAAAACGAGTTTGAAAAAATAAAAAACTCAACATAACGAAAAAAGGAGAAAAAGAATGGCAAGCAGAAACTATAAATACTATCAGCCTAATGACAAAGATTTAAAAGATCAGTACGGTGATTGTGTAGTAAGAGCATTGACAAAAGTTATGAGCAAAACTTGGATGCAGGTATTTGATGATCTTATTTCATATGCAAAAAAACTTCAATGCATGCCAAACGGAAAGCAATGCTATGAAAGCTATTTAAAAGAAAATGGTTTTACATATCATGGAATCAGCAATAAAAAGGGTTCAAAACGTCCAACTGTTGATCGATTTGCAAAAGATCATAAAAGTGGAATATTTTTTTTGAATGTTGCTAACCACTGTATAGCAGTTGTGGATGGATATTACTACGATACTTGGGAATCTGGATCTTGCTGTCTGTATGGATATTGGGAAAAAGAATAAGCCGAAACGGTCAGAAATGACCGTCCACCAGGAATGACCGCCTGGTGCTGATGATGGTAGGTCAATGCGGTTGGTATTGGACAACAAGTTTTACTGATTTTTAAGGTGAAAATCAGGGGCGGTAAGCAAGACAGAGCAGAAAACGCCTGAAAATGCTCAATGGCAGATAACAAGTTTGCTGATTTTAAAGTGAAATTAGATACGGGAGTGGAAGCACCGGAGAAGCACTGCACAGGTTGTAAAGTATGAGGCAGCCATATAAATTCGCATACCCAATCGCCTATTTTTATGGCACGAAAGAAAGCACTTCGTAGATTGAAACCTACGCCATGGGCGGTACAGGGAAATGCCAGAACTGAGAAAGAATGAAAAAGGGGCATAGAATGATGGACGGTTATGTAACGATTGCAGATTTTGGAGAATGGTCAATTGTGGAAGAATACGGAAGCGAGAGGACCATTCAGGAATCAGAAAGAATATTAAGATACTGCAATGAAAGAGAAAGAAGAAACCGCAAAATAGAGGCGAAGAGAAAAGAGGAAATTGAATCGAATATCACCGCTGCACTTCTTGGAGCAATTTCTGTAGGAGTTCCAGGAATTATGTTTATTTTGTGGCTTCTGGAAATTATATGATTCAAGGAGGGGCATGGACAATGAATAAAGAGTACAGAAAAAGATTATTCGCTCTTATGGATGAGATTGATGATCTTGCAAAAATGGGAATCCATTTAGAGAAAGAGGAAGTCACAGGCGAGGTGGAAATGCTGCAGGAGCCAGAAAAAGCACAGCCTAAAATCGAAGTGAAGAAAAGCAAAATAGATGATATTCCAGAGGAGCCTACCGGTCCGAACCATGATACAACCAGACGGTATAGTGCAAATTTCAAGAAATTTATTGTAAATATGCATAAAATTCATGGAATGACCTTCGATGAAATTACACAGCGGTATGGCGTAGCAAAAGCTACTGTTACAAAATGGTGTACTGATGCAAGGTACGTTGACGGGATCAATCTGGAGGCGATGAAGTCCAAAACAGAGGCATTGGAGAAAGAGAACGAAAAGCTGAGAGAAGAAAATGCGAGATTACAGAAAATGATTGCTCTTGCATTCGGACATGGATTGGAGGCTCAAGGATGAAAATAAAAGATTTTACAGTGGGACAAGTTGTATATGCGTTTTCGTATGAGGATATAGCGTTACTAAAAGGATTGAAGCCCCAAAAGTATACCGTTGCGAAAATTGGGCGGAAATACCTGTATGCAGCTAGAGGGGAAGAAGTAAACATCAAAACTGTACCAGACTATTTGCTGACAGGATTTAAAGAACCAGATTATACGGATGATTTTTTAGAAGAAAATATTGATTATGGATATAAGACAATATTATTTCCAGATATGGAAATAGCAAAAGATTATTACCATAAAAGAAAACTTGTAAGATTTCTTGCATCAGGTGTGAAATGGGAAAGCTACACATTGGATGAATTAAAAGAAATACAAAAAATCCTGGGGGTACAAGTATGACAGCATTACAGCAGATATTCCAAGGCTATTACGAAAACCGGATTGAGAGCGATGAACCGGATCCGGAAAGAATGGCAGTTACATATAAAAAAGTTATCAGCGTTCTAAATGAGCTGCAAATCGGGAATGGTGGTATAGATGATATTATGTTATGGGTAAGTCAGTACGGAGCGGCAGCGGAGGAAACAGGATTCTACGCAGGGTTCAAGATGGCATGGGAATTATTGAAGAATATGCAGGAGGGCACAGAATAAAGCTAAAAGGGGATGGCTCAATAAAATGAGCTGTCCTTAAATTTTTTTCTCATTTTTTGTAAAAGAGGGTATTGACACTACTAACCTACGTGTTATATTAAACTCATAAGAACGAGTTATGAATAGTGGAATCACATTAAAATGAGCTATAGGAGAAAAAGCAGATGAAACAGGGAAAATTAGAAGGCATGATCAAAAGCGTAAAAATGAGAATCGAATGGGAGCAGGAAAACATCGAAAGATGCATGAAAGAGATTAAGGGGAAGGCACAGAACGACGATCCAAGAAACATTGCAATGTTCATGCCTGGAAAAGTAAAAGAGCTGCAGGAGGCTATTGATAGGAAGGATAAGTATTCTGAACAGCTTGATATGTTAAAGTGCCTGATGAGAAATGAGGAGGAATAGAAGTGGAGCGATACGAACTGGCAAATGGAAAAGTGTACGAGATTAGCAGATGGAGTGATACCTGTACAGTAGCATATCAGGGTAAGGTAGTTTATACCGGTTCTTATGCAGGATGCAGAAAATACATTAACAGCCAGAAATGAGAAAGAGAGGGCAAAGGGCATGGCACAGATCATTCGGTTTCCAGTAAAAACACAGGCAGTCAGCAATGGTTATGATAATCTTTCCAGACTGATTGCTGTTGCAGCTACAAAAGAGGTTCTCAATTTTTATGTTGAGAGTATAGAGCAGTTGGAGAAATCAGGAAAGCTTCTGGACGGCGAGGCACAAAAACTGACAGAGCAAGGACGAGAAAAACGATTAGAAATGGCAAAACCGGATCCTGTTGAAAAAGAACCGGTCGAAAATCCTGGCGTATATTGTTATACACCTGAGATGGGGCAGAAGAAACCAGACTGCCAGATGGAGGCATCCAGAGGATATTACGGAAAACATTGGTTTATTGATACGCCACTGGAAATCAAGGGGCGAGGAATTGAGTTTGTAAAGAAGTATCAGGAAAAAGATTTCTGCAATCCCGAAGATCATAGAGTGGGATGGAATGAGTACAGGGTTACAAACAGAGCTTTTGAAATCCTGAAAACTAAATACAGTATCTCGCAGAAATGCCTGCTTGATTGATAAATAATCTGCCATGGGGAACCGGAGCAGGAAATAAGAGGAGGAATGATGAAAATGGAATATCGAAAAAATAGAAAAACCCCTGACGTTATGTTGCTTACAAATAATCAAAGAAAAATGCATGGAGTACCTATGTGGAGAAAAAAGAACAAGAAGAAAAGATACTATACACGGTGCGAGGCAGACGAAACGATCACGGCATTTTTGGAGTATTGTAACAGAGAATAGGAGGAATTTATGTGCGAGGACGAATACTGGGAAAACCGCAGAGAGGAATGGGAAAACCCAAGGGCATATAGAAAATATAATGCTTGGGATGAAGACGAGCCTATATATGAAAGCGGAAACTTATTCCTGGATGGTGAAATAGAGGAGATTGAAAAAGAACGGGGATATCCGATGGAAGAACTGTACGAAGGCGATCTGCTTGATATAGTGGAGGAACAGAAAGGAATCGTGGCTGATTCGGCAGAATGGAACGGCAACTGGGAGTGTATTGAATACCGGTACCGAGTGGCATAGGAGGAAAAAATGCAAAACATTGTAGAGTTTATCAAAGAGGAAATGTCAAACAGAGGAATGACATACGATTTATTGGCAGAAAGGGTGGGGACAACCCGGCAGAACCTTTGGACGAAGCTGAATAAAAATACCAGACCAAATTTCGAGACAGTAAGAAAGATTCTTGCGGCATTGGGCTATGATCTGGTAGTTGAGAAAAAGAAAGGTGCAGCGGATCCTGGAGAAAAAGAAATTGCAGAGTTCTTTGCGAGCACAGATGAAGAACAGGTCAGCTATGAATGTGTTCAGGCATTGTTTTCAACAATGGGATATTCACTGGAATTAAAAACTCACAAAATTGAGGAAAATGTAAAACAGGGTATTGACAACTACTAACTACGTGTTAAATTATAATTGCAAACTCAATTAAATGAGTTTTAGAAAGGCAGGTGAGAAAATGGAGGAGTTTGAAATGCCAACTAAAAATACAGGGGACATGGTTGTGAGAGCAATGCGATGGGCTTTAGCACATGGACATACAGCAGAAGAAGCATACGACTTAGCAACTTATATGACAGGAAATGAACTTCCAGAAAAAGAAGCAGAAAAGAAAGAGAAAAAAGAATAAGGCTCCGGAGCCTACCTGAGAAATAGAACCGGAGCCAAAATCCAAATGAACCGGGGCGGTTTTCACCTGCCGCCGCCTTGGTTTGATATTAACACAGGGGCAGGAAGAAAACAAGGGGGCATGACATTGAATGATGAAATTGTGATCTGCAAAGAATGCAAGAAACCTGAATACTGGGGCGAAATGAGATGGCTCAGCGGTCGGTGCGTATGTCGAGACTGCTACAAAGCAAATTATGAGCAGGAAACTAAAGAGCCTTATACATGGGATGATCTGGACGGGAAACGTCCAACAATGAATGAGTACAGAGAACAGGAGAGAAGAAAATGCGAAAATATGAATTGAGCATCAGCGCAGATTATGTTCCAGGATGGGGCGTAACAGAAGCAGTAAGAGAGTTCTTCCAGAACTCCATTGATGAGGAAACCAGAGACAGCAGCAACAAAATGTTATTTGAATATGACGAGGCAGAGGAAAAACTGATAATCGGAAATAAACATAGCGAGCTGGATATTAAGACACTGCTGTTTGGAACGACCACTAAAAATGATGATGATGCCATGATCGGCAATCATGGAGAAGGGTACAAAATTGCAACGGTTGTTCTTCTGAGATTAGGTAAAACAGTTGTATTCAACAATTACTGCAGGCGTGAAGTGTGGAGGCCAAGGCTGGTAAAATCCAGAAAATATGATGGTGCTTTAGTACCTACGTTTTTTGTAGAAACTGCGGCAGTATGGGAGAAAGTGCCAGATCACAGCCTTATGATTGAAATTTCCGGAATTACGCCAGAAGAATATGAGAAAGTCAAGAAGTCCAATCTCCATTTACAGGGAGATTATCAGAAAATCGAAACAATGTATGGAGATATTCTGGAAAGCCCAGAACATAAAGGAAAGATATTTGTTGGAGGATTATATATCTGCGAAGAACCAAGACTTGACATTGGAGTAGACTTCAAACCATGTTACGTGAGATTAGAAAGAGACAGAAACATGGTAAATTCATTCGATGTTTGCTGGTATGCTTCCAAAATGGTTGAAAATGCTCAGAATGCAGAACTGTTGAAAAAATCTATTGATTCATACAGTGGTCAGTACATTATGTGTGAGTGTGTACCAGAAGACCTCAAAAATGAGATCGCAGAAGATTTTATCAATGAATATGGTGCGAAGGCCGCACCGGTTACAGATCAGAAAGATATGGAAGCCTTGAAAAAGAGAGGCTACAAGCCGGTTATTGTTTCCGAGGCGAAGAAAAAGGTTATCCTTGCTTCTACATATTTTGAAGATGTGGAGGAAGAAAACAGAAAGATCAGAGAATCCCAGAAACCGTTATGTGAAAGATTCTGTGATTTTGCAGAAAGAATCGAATCCAAGTTGAATGAGGACGAAATCATTGAGTTGTACGGATTCTTGGATGAATTATCAGACGAAGAGGAGGAAAAGGAAGAATGAAAGAAAGAATCTATTACGAGATCAATGAGCAGTCCGCAAGGTCTGCTCATGAGATGATGTCGTTCCGGGATTATAAGGAAGGCAGCCTGACAGCAGAATATAAAGGATATGTTGACGAAGCGTATGATCTGGCAGACAAGGTTGCTGAGAGCAGACCGGAGGAAGCTGACAGGGTATATGGTATTGCAGATAGATATTCAAAAAAGATGGCAGCCAATTTGAATGATCGAAGCCGCATCGGTTGTATGTGTCCATCAGTTATGATCTGCGGACCGGCAAACTTTCCAGTAAGGAAGAAAGAAAAACAGAATGCTGCATCTGATAGAAACTATCAAGAATTTCAGGAAATCCAGAAGATGCTTAACCGGATCCGGAGCATTGGAAACGGGAAGGGCATTATTAAATCTGGTGATGTGGATGCAGTAGAACGTTTGGAAAAGAAGCTGAACGGATTAAAGGAATTGCAGGAGAAGATGAAAGCTGCAAATGCCTACTACAGAAAGAATAAAACCTTAGATGGCTGTCCTGTATTGACACAGGAACAGATTGATAGCTTGAAAGAGAAAATGCAGAAGGACTGGCATTATGAGGACAAGCCTTTTGTTACATACCAGCTTTCAAACAATAATGCAGAGATTCACCGAATAGAAGGCAGACTCAAGAAGCTCAGAGCGGCTAAAACGGAAGGAAATACCGAGAGTGAAAATAAGTATTTCCGTACCGTGGAAAATGCGGAGATCATGCGTTTACAGCTTTTCTTTGATGGTAAACCGGAAGCGGAAGTACGAGATATTCTTAAAAAGAATGGCTTTAGATGGAGCCGGAAAAATAATTGCTGGCAGAGACAGCTTACAGATAATGCCAGATATTCACTGGAAAGAGTGAAAAAGGAGCTGGAGGAGTTGAAATGACAAACGCTGAATGGATTCGCTCAATGAGCGATGATGAGTTGGCTACATGGCTGTGCAATATATGTACATTTGTATCATCAGATAATGAGGGACCATATTTATCAGTACTTGACAGCAAAGAGGATGAGATTGAAATCTATGATTCATACGGAAATATAGTGAACTGGTTAAGGGAGGAAACACCATGACGAATGCGGATAAAATCCGAAATTTATCTGACGAAGAACTTGTTAACCTGCTGGTGTGGGGTGAGGTCTACGCAGAAGAATTGAAAGTACCAAGTTGCGATGAAGGGTGCGAGGACTGCGAAAGTGGCTGTGCTGCTGAGTGTCCAATAGAAAAGAGAGAAAAGAACGTCAGAGAATGGCTACAGGAACAGGAGGAGTAACAATGGCGAAAAGATGCATGGGAGGGTACACAACCACTAGAGAGGTGTACAAGACGGTAAAGAAATATGATCATCAGCAGTTTGATGCGTTTTGCACACGTGTTTATACAAACGGTTTCAATGATGGTAAAAAATCAGTAACAGAAAAACCGGTCAGAACAATTACAGATGAACAGCTTATGGAAGTGATTGGAGAGGTCAAAGGCGTAGGACCGGCGCTGAGAGGAAAAATCAAAGAGGCAATCGAAGCGAAGTTTGGGAGCATAGGAAATGGCAAAAAGGCAGATAAGCAGAAAGGAACAGCTTGCTGAGGTTATCAGGGAATCTCATGAACAATGGAAAAGGCTCTGGGAAAACGGATGCAACGATCCATTTTGGACTGATGGAGTAAACCTGAACCTGGTAAGGAACCACATCATATATGGGCGTAGGCTGTGTGAGGAAGAATTGCAGGAAGGGGATTATCCAGAAGAATATTATTTACCACTTCCAGAAAAGGTGCCACCAAATTATATGGTAAAAAGTGATGAGATCAGGCGAAAGGCATCTGAGCTTATGCGAAATATAAAGGAAAATTCGGATTACATAGGATTATTCGGAAAAAGCAAAAAGAGCCAGAAAGAAGCAGCAATAATCAAATACATCTCTGGATATAGCCAGAGTATTTCAGAAGATGATCTTGTTGCAATGCGGAGATTTATACATTGGGATTTTTCTGGAATGATGCAATCCGCAAAAGAAGAGCTGAGAGATACTGCACCGAATGTAAAAATAGAAAAGCCTTTACCAGAAGGACAATTATCAATATTTGACTTATTCAATATTTAGAGAACAGGAGAAGAAATGAGAATAACTGCAATTGCAAGAGAGGATTTAAGTAATATATGTAACGGATTAATCCCGAATGAAATTCATTTAGAGCTTAAAGGAATGATAGTACCGGATAGCTACGGTGAACATATCGGGCAATACGATATAGAGAATCAAGAATATGAATCTTACTTTAAGAAAGATCATGAAGCAGGAAATACAGGATGTTTTGATGCGTATAGAAGTGGTTGCAATTGCATCGCAGAAAGAAGACATACAGTATATACGAACAATGGAATTAAAGATGTAATTGATTATTATGTGATGTATGACATTAAGGAAAGCAGCAAGAATGAACCGACTGAAATAGAAAATTATATTGATCGCGGCTGGTATATCAACGGAAATCACAAATGCAGATATGAACTTGTGTTTGCTGCCGATGGCTTTATTTCCAGGGTAGTAATTGAGCACAAGACAAACAATGTTCCTATGTATGATTGCATAAAAGACCTGGAAGACGATATAGCAGAGATACTTGAGGACGATTCAGATAAAGACAATTTCTTTTATGGAATTATAAAGAATCATGAAATTATGATGTTTGATGAGTTTGGCCGTGGGAATAATGTTGAAATTATTAGTGCAGGCGATTTAACTGCAATGCTGGCATCGGTGAGAATGCTTAGTTGTGAATTTATAGAAAACGGTAAGTAAAAAACAGATATTTTGAATGATGAAATAAAGCTGACAAAAAGGAGGAAACGAAAATGGCAAAAGCAGTTTTTAAAGTAAGGGAATTTACAGTAAAAGCGAAAGGCTCTAAGGAATTTGTTTCAGAAGAAATGGTGAGAGCAAAGCTGTTTGCTGCAAGAAAAAAGAAAGAAGCGGAATCTATGTCTGTATTTGCTGCGGTTATTAAACCAGAAAAAAGTGGTACAGAAGAACAGATAACACCAACAGATCAGGTGGAGAATGGCGTGGAGCATGAAGTCGTAGCAATTTACGATAACGCAGGAATCCCATCATTTATGCACCGGTTCCGTAAAGTGACAAATAAAGAGCTATTTGGTGGAAACGATAAAGTCCATCCGGCATTTATTGTTGGAGGAAAAGAGTACGATTCGATTTATATTTCAGTCTATCCGAACTGCGAGATCAACGGTAAACCGTACAGCCTTCCATACCAGAAACCTTGGACAAACATTACGAATGATGAAGCAGCAGAGGTTTGCTTCTCTAAAGGTGAAGGCTGGCACATGATGACAAGGGCTGAATGGGGACTGCTTGCAAATCTCAGCCTGAGAGATGGAACCTTGCCACATGGAAATACGAATTACGGAAAGTACCATGCAGATTCGGAGGAAAAAGGCGAACCGATTGAAGGGAGTGGAAAAACAAAGACAGGATCAGGGCCGGCAACATGGACACATAATCATAAAGTAACCGGAGTGCATGACCTTTGCGGTAACGTATGGGAAATGGTAAGAGGATTGCGAATCAGAAATGGTGTACTGGAGGCGGCAAAGAATAATGATGCTGCTATGGATATTGACCTGACGCTGGAAGGGGACTGCTGGGAAGCAATCAGAGATGATGAGGGAAAAATCATCAGAATTTCAGTTGATGATGATAACATCTGCATTACAACGGATCCGGAGATTGAACAAGATTATACTGGAACACGATGGAATAATGTGCAGATTAACTGCAATAGCGAACAGCTCAAAGAATTGGCATTATTCGCAGGGGAACCAGATGCGTATTGCTATATGGATTGTACAGACGGAGAATATTTGCCGCGCTGTGGTGGCAGCTGGTACAGCACCTCGTGTGCTGGTGTGTTCGACGTGAACCTGTCCAATCCGCGTTCCCACTCGTGCACGAACATCGGCTTCCGCTCCGCTTATTATGGGAAACTGGATAACTGATAAACTGTATTGCCCTGTGGAAACAGGGCAGAAAGGATAAAGAAAATGACCGAAGAAAAGTATGTTACATACAGACACTTGAAGAAAGGCCAGGAAATATCTGGAGCCAAGCAGGGAAATTCTTGGCATAGTTTTAAAGGATATGTGAAAGAGGTGAATGCGGCTTATGTAATTCTCGAATTATGGAATCCAGGAGGACCAGAAGAACGGTTTACATCGGAAGAAACACTGTTCGGAATAGAAATGACAGAGGAAGAGATCAAAGAAAAATACAACCAAATGGCAGGAACGGTTGTGAAAGCAATCCAGAATCGCCTTGAAAATTACGAAATTGGTTATCATGAGATATTTAATTCTTGGTTATCATCTGATCCTTGGGAAATGGCACAGGCATGTGTGAAGAAAAATCTGACAATTATTGGAAGCTGCTATGACATTCCCCCGAAACACGCAATGTTTTCAGGTGAATTGCTGGATGTGGGAATTTGTGCAGAAGATGAGGATGGAGACAGATTCTGGTGTCATTTCAAGAGCGATAGTGTAGAAGTTATGAAAAGAAGATATGAACGCTATCAAGAACAGAAAAAAAGAAAGCGAATGAAACGATCAACGGAAAGGAGAAGACCTTTCGGAGAACAAGGGCCGATTAGATATGGAGCTGAATACGAAGATGATTGGACACTGTAAATTAGATTGCACAGAAGGTCTGGACTATTGCTGCATATGCTGTCCGAAGAAAAAAGAATGCAAAACACAATGTGGCGATCTAGATAAGTATGAGTACACCGAAAATTGCCCGGATTATTCAGGTACAAAAGTTATTGAATGAAAGGCAGAATATAATAATTCTGCGGAATATGAAGCAAAACAAAGGTTTTGAGGAGGAATCAATTCTATGAATAAAGTTATTTTAATGGGCCGCCTTACACGTGACCCAGAAGTGCGATATTCCCAGGGAGATAATGCAACAGCTATTGCCAGATTTACGCTTGCTGTAGATAGAAGAATCAAGCGAGACAACGAAGCATCCGTAGATTATATTAATTGCGTATCGTTTGGAAGATCAGCAGAGTTCGCAGAAAAGTATTTCCATAAAGGTACAAAGATTGTAATTGCTGGAAGGATTCAAACAGGAAGCTATACGAATAAAGATGGACAGAAGGTATATACAACAGATATAGTGATCGAGGAACAGGATTTTGCAGAGAGCAAAGCTGCCAGTCAGCAGAATAATTCAGGAAATGCTCAGAATGCTTCAAACAACCAGCAGGCACAGCAGCCCAAACCACAGACAAGTCCTGATGGCTTTATGAGCGCTGATGATGAAGGATTACCATTTCATTAA